CTTACTACCTAAAGCCGGACTACCTGCTGAATAACAAGTACAAACACACCAAGTTTGTGTACCAATAACAACAGTATAACTTGGATTATTCTCACTTGCTGAAAGTGCAGTACATGCCTGAAAGCCTGAAGGCATTCCAGAACCTGCAAAACAATATGAAATTGGCAAACCACTTCGTTTATCAGAAATACTGCAATATTGTGGATTTATACAGCCTCTACTATAATAACCTGTAACTGTTTCTGAAAGAGTACATCCTATTTCAACTAAACCAGACATACTTAAGCCAATTGTGAGTGAAGGTGCTGTAACAATACCACACAATTCAGGAACTAATAATTCTTCAAATAATTGAAAACTTGTTTTTCCTGTCAAAACAGTTCCGGCACATATTCCACCAAGAGGAATTACAGAAGGTGAACTTAAATTATATGTTCCACCACCACTACCACCACTTGAAAAGATCACCAGATCATCACCAACTTGAGAGATTGATGTGCTTCCACTTGGTTTTAATGATCTGAATTGTAAACAATTATTTACTTTTGTTTTAAAAATACCACTTCCTGTACCAATATTTACAGCATTTGTTACCCCTGAAGTACTACCACTTACAATTGTGGTAATTATTACACTATCTCCAACTTGATTTACTGTTGTACTTCCACTACCTTGAAGTCTTCTGAATTGTAGTGTTGTACCTGTTACTGGAGTTTTTAAAACTGCCACTCCTGTACCAATATTTGCTCCCAATGTTATTGGAGTTACACCTGATATATGAACAAATGATTCATCATAAGTTACTGCCATATTACTTGGAGTATCACTTATTAATGTACGGAATTGCAACACATGATTTACTTCTTTAGCATATGGTGGACCACCAATAGTCAATGTTGTTCCTGTTAATAAACTTCCAAGAATTGCATTTATAACTACTTTTGATCCATTTGCTACTGGACCTGCTATCCAAGAAGTCTGAGTATATGGTGTTGCTGGTGGATAATATACCGCAACAGTTGGTGATGCACCTATTTGTTGCGAAACATCACCATCAATTAATAGCCAACCAAGTAAACTACCTAAACCAACATATTCATTCCAAACCCATGATTTAGGTGGATATACTGATTTTAAATATCCTCTTTTACGAATACCATCACTTGGTGTACCTGTATGAATTACTGCATCTGTGCCTCTATAATACCAATTATATAAAGAATTATAATTGCCATCATAATCAAGATAATTCGGTAATGTGCTTAATGTTGTAATGTCAAGTGTCTGCACACCCGTTTTTCCACTAAAAAAGCCTAAATTGGTTGCACCAGTAACTGCATCTGCAGTAGTACCGCCTGTTATTGTTTTTAATATTAAATTACCATTAGCAATACCATTTTGATACCAATATTCAACATTGTTGATATTAACTGTTAAACCAACATATCTTTCACTTGAAATAATCGTGGTATTTACTTCACTTACACCTGAATATGGCAATGGATTGCCACCTGATGTTCTAAGACTTAGATATCGACTATCTAATGGTAGCGGAGCAGCGATTTTTATATTTTCATTATATTGAATTGCCATAATTAACTATTTTTAAATGCCATAATATAATTTACACTTGTTGCATAATTGCTTATGTAAAACTTATAAGGAACTGAACTCCAACAACTACTTGGTGAATTCACTGAAACATTTTGTTCTGCAGCAAATAATAAACCTGGAATTGTTCCACAGTTTGATGGAGAATTACAACCTTGCCATTTTGTTTTTGATGTACTTGTTGCAGGTATTGCTAACCAAATATATTCACCACTTGCATTATAATTACTTACACAAGTATCGTTAGTACTCGTAGAAATACATACATTTCCTGCGGTGCATGCGTTATTAATAATTGTTTGTCCTGCAATTGGAAGACCTGCTGATTTACCCCAAAAATATGGATATGTTGCTGAGATCGCACCTGGAAGTGCTGATGTACAACCTGCAGGTAATGGTGCTGTAAATGGATTGCCACAACTATTATAAACACAACCACCAATATTATAACAAACTCTTCCAGTATATGATTCATTACCCACAATAGGATGTGGTGTGAATGCACAACTATTTGTTAAAAATGCCGAAGGTGCATTTATTGTACCAAAAGGACCAGTATAAGTATATGTATTCGGTGGTCCACTTCGTTTATCACAATTACATAAACATAATGGACAATATTCAGGATTAACACAACCTTGACTAAATGTCTGACGACCAGTAATAGAAATACTTGTACCAATTTCATAATATCCTGTTGGTGCAGAAGGTAGACACACTAATAAAAATGTATTTGAAGGTGGCGTTAATGCAGGTGGAATTGCAGGTGCAACTATTTGCTGAATAATGCATGATAACGTCTGACCAGATATTGAAGTATTACAAACTAATCCACCTACAGTACAAGTTGTTGGTGATGCTCCATTATAAATTTGAGTTCCACCTGATCCTGCAGATAATGCTAATCCAATTTTTCCACCACAATACGTCATTACGTATCCATCACATTCATTTGTGGCAACTATTGGAATTGTATTACTACAACTACCCATTAGAGTTAAGCCACTTGGAGTCGCAATATGAGTTACACCACTTAAAGTAAGTGTACTTCCAGTTAATTGCTTAAAAGTTATGTCTTCAAGATTTGGTCTGGCGAAAAATCCCATATGTTTGATTATTAAATACTTATATTATTTTTTAATATATTCGAAAGATTTTTTCTTTCAATATATGAAATACGCAATAATTCAATATTATTATTTATTGCATATTGCGTTTTTAATTTATCATTAGTTTGTCTTAATTCAAAACCTATTTTACCTCCCAAATAAACAACTTCTCTAAAGTGTGGTTCGCCATCATATTCAATTAATAAATTTTGATTAGGTAAATAAAAATCATATCTTAACGGTAATACATTTTTACAATCAATAAATGATTTTTGAACTTCAAAACTAATTTTATTTTGACCCAACCAATCAGCAATAAATGATTCTCCCTTTGATTTAATCTTACATTTAGAACAGCCTCTGCCACCTAAATGAGATTTTGGCATTTGTTCAAAAATTCCATGCTTGTGACAAATTATTTTTACTTTAATACCATTATGCTTATAATCAACCAAACCATAATCATATATATTTCCGTGAATTTTTTGTGATTTTTCAATAAATTGTGCAGTTGTTAATGTTTTACCCTCAATACCACATTCGTTACAACCTTGATTCAATAAATGATTATTTGGTTTCATTTTAAAAACACCATGCTTTTTACAAATAATATTAATTTTAGTCGATGAATTAATATAATTTACATGTGAATAGTCATATTTATTACCATGTATTTTTTTTGCTCTATCAATAAATTCTTCTTGACTAATTTTCACGCCACCATTACATTTAGGGCAACCACCACCAGATAAATGCCAATGAGGGACTTGTTCAAAAATGCCATGCCTTTTACATATAATTTTTACCCTTATCTTTGAGCCAAAATATTTAGATAATGAATAATCATACTTATTACCATGTTTTTGTTTTGCGGCATTAATAAATCTTTCATTATTGCTTTTTCCCCTTTTCATACAAATCGGACAATTTTGACCCGCAAGATGATTTGAAGCATTTTGTTGAAATAAACCATGTATTTTACATATAATATCAACCATTGTTCTAACATTAACATAATTTGTTTTTGAATAATCATATTTATCGCCATGAACAAATTCTGCTTTTTTTACAAATTCATATGTTGTCAGTCTCTTCATTTTCCCGTTAAGTATAAGCCGTACCCCCAATTAGCGATCCGAACTTCAGGGGTTCGGTTTTATTTATAATAAATACAACAGAATCACATTAAAAACTTAGCATATATGAAAATAAAAAACCCCGTAAGATAACCTACGGGGTTCTAATATACTTGTTTAATCTTAAAGACTAAACCTATCTTGCTTACGAGCCTTCTTACGAAGTTCGTTAACTTCTCTGAGTGCATTAGGATCAAACCTATCACGTTTTACTACTGAAACAAGGTGATTGAATTCATTTTCAGTGATCACCTGACCAATGTAATCTTCAGTCTTAAGAACATATGACTTTGGTGCTCTTGCAGAAGTTGGCTGTCCTTCTGAATCAAGTGTGCAATCAAAGGTAAGTTCAAGTAATTCCTGAAGTTTTTCGTTAACACTTGCAGTCATATTTGATTTGGTTTTCTTCAATGCTTTTTCAAGCAAATCAACAATACCATATTTACCTGCGGTCTTCTGCATTTCATTATAGGTATCGGTGAATTCATTGCTTGACTTCCTGTTTTTTACTTCGGAAATAATAGCAAGTGAACCATAGCAGTCACGGATCATTAAATCCCATACCTGTTCAGCGTATGTAAATGAAGGGAATTTGTCTATTGCAACAATTTCACCATCAATTAACACGATGATACCAATAAGATTCTTTGGACGTTCGAAGTGTGCGATGAACTGTTCAAGTTTCTTATCGTACTTTTCGAAGTAAACGTTCAAGTAATTACCTGCCTGTGAACCAGTTTCCTGTCCTAACTTTTGAATAGCAGGGTAAATCCTCTGATATCCATTTGGCTGTCCAATGCTATCAAATAACATTTCACGCATTGAAACAGGAATCATACGGAATTCTGATGTACCACGGAAGTATCCGGTCTGTCCACCTTGTACGCAACCTGCATCATGATATGTAGTGTTTGCATATTTTTCAATGTATCCAGCCTTGATCATACCGTGATTCTGAGCCTGTTGTTTAGTCAAAATAGCCATCTGAGTAGGAAGAATAACTTCCTTATCAGACTTGTTGCTAAAACTAATCTGACCATAAGAACTGTTACTTGACTGCAAAGAAGTCAAAGGATTCGCAAAGCGAGTATCCAATGAATTTTCCCTGTCAGTTGTCAAACAAACAATTTGCATGTTCATAATTGACTGAACGATGATGTTACCATCCTTGTCTTTGACAGGACGGCAACCTTTAAGTAATTCTGTGAATTCTCTTGTATTCATGGTCATAATTATTAAGCGTTAATACTAATTTTTTTTGTTCTCTTAACAGGTGTTGCTTCAAGAGCCAATACCTGATTTTCAAGCCACCTTTTGGTGTCAATTTCAAGCAACCTTGCGTTGATCTGAGGCTGTAATGCACTTGGGTTGTTGATTGCCATTGTGACAACATCTTTACCCAATTTTCTTACATTAGCACCCATTTCAGCACTTGTAATAGGTGAAATTTGGAACATTGGAATGTCCCTTCCACTTTCTGCCTTGTAGATTGAGATAACTTCGTTAGTCAATCCATCGTAAGCATTTTCGTATCCATCGGTTAAGATGAAAATTGCCTGATATGGATTTGCAGTATTTTCTGATTTCAAAAGTTCAATAAATGAACTTGCAAGATCAGTAACTTCATCCTTTGTCCTCACAAATGTTGCACAATCTGCTGACTTACCAAGTACTTTTGCTGTGAAGTCTGCAATTGCCCTTGGAGTATTCTTTGATTCCAACTTGTCGCCAGTCATTGAATTACTGTCATCGACAATAATACCAATGCTCTTGTAGAAGAAACCAACGATCCTTTTCTTTTCAGCAAGTTTGTTAATTGCAACATTCAATTCAGGAGTGAAAGTATTTTCATATCCTGTCTTGTAAAGTGCCAAGAAGTCAGTTGCCTTTTCAAGTTCAACATGTTTTTCAACACCAAGTTTTGCTGTTGATTTTGTCTGACGAACCTGCTGGTTTACTGAAGTAACTTCAACAGTCTTCCTGATCAAAGCCTTTGTTGCTTCTCTCTGAATCTTAGTTGACCACAATGTGTGATACTGAGGGTGTGAAGTACTTGCAATCATACCAAGAAGAACTTCTTCCGGAACTGATTTTACATTGGTAATATCAAACTTTGCCTTTTGGTATTCAGCCAAAAGCGGAAATTCAGTTGCTTTGTAAGCATATCCTGCTTCTTTCTTGAAGATGAAAAGTAACAACTTCAATGCCTTCATTGGTTCACCATTGAAATATTTCATAACACCATCATTAAGAATGGTAGTTTCCTTTGCAGTTCCAATTAAGTGACCTTCAGTACCTACCTGCTTCTGTGCAATTGAAAGCAATACAGATGTTTTCTTAACACCATATACGTGACGAAGGATTTCAGCAATCTTATTACGGTACTTCATTGCATAGAATTCCAAGTTTGCCTGACCCCAAATGAAGCCAAGTATGATCTTCCTGGTCCTTTCGTTGTTAACCTTTTCGTTTTTAAGGTCAACAAAAAGTCTCAATACATATGGCAAACCATTTTCACCGAGATTATTCAATGCGATAAGTACTGCCTTGTCTGACAGTCCATTGTCATACCAATCAATTGGATTAACGATATTACATGCACCGCCCTTTAAGGTATTCTTAAATTCGTTTAAAAGAACCTCAGACACGAATTTACCAGTAGCACCCTTTTGACTTGCTATAATCAACGGGAGTTCTTTTGAAATTCCATACATCGCCCTGATCTGGCTCTGTAATGCCTTCATTTGGTCATCTTTGCTGTGGTAGTAAGTTGCACTGCTTTTAGCACCACTCGCAATAGTTAAGCCATCAATCAATGAAGTCTTGATTGTTCCAAGCATGTTCTGTGTTAATACTAATTTTTCCATAGTATATAAATTTAATTAGTGTGCAAATATATGAATAAAATCATGAACCAAGTGCCTTCTGTGATTTTTTTTCAGTTTCAATTTTAAAGTCCTTTAATTGAGACCGATATTTTTCGATTTCAATTGTTGGTGTTTTTCGATTTCCGCATGCAAGCATATGATTAATAAATGCAAGCATAGTTCCCTCAAGTCTATCCAAACGTTCATTTTCGACTTTTTCGGATAACTGAGGTTGATTATCATGTTTTATCGATAATGAAATATTCTGATTGAACAATTGTTGTATTAACGGTAATCCCTTTGCATCTGTCACCGTTATTCGTTTTGCCGAATAATACTTGGGATCATATTGTTCAATTAAAAACAACCCCTGATTAATCCATTTTTGATACGGTTGGTTGTTTGGTTTGAAATATCGGTTTTCACGCAATTTTTGATTAATTTGATGACTACTGATTTTTCGTTTTCCTTTATTGTTTTCATTAAGCAACTTTGCCACTTCAGCAATTGTAAGAGTACCATTTGAAACAACTGAAACTGGTTTAATTGCTTTTAGTTTTAATTCGGCATATCGCTTTTCAACTTCAATAAAATATCGTCTAATATCTCTACCCTTAGTACTGTTCTGAACCATAGCAATTTCCTTTGCTGTATCCAAAGTTAATGCGTATTCAGTTCGATGCACTCTAACACCTTGATTATCAGACTTGATATTTTTATCAAGACTGATTTTCAGATAGTTACCGTGTACATCATAATAAAGGCGTGCATAGTCTTGATTTTCAATAAATTCCCATTTTTCAATTTTATCTTTAATCCAAGGAGAAAATTCTTGACCTACATCAAGAAATTTATATAATTCTCTTGCATTTACTACTGGATTACCTGTTCTTGGACTTGGCGTGACTTTGATTAATTCTTCCATAGTATTTAAGTATAAATTAATTAATGGTCAAATATAAAAATATTTTCATTATAAACAAAACATTTACACGAATTAAAATCCCAAATATTACAAAGAACGACAAAAAAAAGGGCAAAGCATGGTGTTTTCACACCATATCCCCGCCCATTTTCATTCGGAAAAAACACTTCTCTCATTATGGAGAAGAAGTTTAGTTGTAATTTGGTAAGTTTGTCCCGCCTCTCATATGGACGGGATTACATTTTTCAATCTACTGTATTCACAACAAGTTCTTCCTTGTCTTTTATTTTTGAAAAAACTCAGCACTTCTGCCGAGAAAAACCATTCTTAACCTTGCACGTTGCAACATGCGTCAAATGTTAGGATTAAAGTGGGTTGGGGTTACACTTATATTTTATTAAATTTTCATATTCACCCTTTGACCACTTTTAAAACGTTGGGAACATTTTAAAAGTATTTGTTGTATTTGTTTTCAAACTTTAATAGAGTTTTGACTTAACCGCTTGTCTATTCACGCCATTGGCATAAAGTTGGATTCGAACCAACGAAATTACTGTAAACACTTTTCGTTTTCCCATTGTATCGCTACCTCAAAGTTTGTGTTGCCACAGGGACAGTGAGGAATTAGTTGGTGGGGAGAACAGGATTTGAACCTGTAATACATTGTGTTCAAGACAATTGCTTTACCTTTTACTGTAAACACTTTCAAGTTCTCTCGTTTAGGAGAGCAGTGAGATAGTATTTGTTGTTTTTTTTTTGCTATCTCCCCATGTATTTTAAAGAACGTTTTATAAGTTTAGAAGAAATTCGTTAGTTTTTGTTTAGTGTTAGTCTGATTTACCGTCAAATTGTTTACTGTAAAAACTATCAGTTCTTCTGTTTTGTAGCGAATATAGGATTCGAACCTATGATTCCCTTATGGGGAATACCAGTTTATGAGACTGGCGAGATTGACCGCTTCTCTAATTCGCAATATTTTATTAAATTTATAAATTCTGCTTCAACAAAAGATTTATTATATTTTCCTAAATCCTTTATAACGTATGGTTCATATCCCAAATTTTTAATTTCAAGCATTTTAATTCTATCTCTGTTTTGAACTTGCACAACCGAATGTTTTTTAGTTATTTTTTTATAATGCCAAACACCATTCCATAATATGGCAAGTTTAATGTCTTCAATAATAACATCAGCATCCCAGCCATTAAATATTGCACTATTCGTCAATACTTTTTGAAATCTATTTTTACATAATTCAGCAAAATATATTTCATTCTTACTTCTTCTATTTTCTGATTGCTTAATTGATGATGCCAAACCCGCTTTACTACAATTAATGTGTGACCTTGCATATTTACCTGAACACAAACTACCACAAAATCTTTGTTTCCTGCTTTTTCTTTTAAATAAAACCCCACAAAATTCACAATTAACATCAACCAATTGCTTTACACGTGTGCGACATTGAGGAATATTCTTTAGTGTTTTTATTGTATTGTTTTCAAAATACATAAATAAACTTTTTGATATTTTCTCTTTTGTTTCACAGCTATGACATCTTTGGTTTGCACAACTTCGTGAACAATAGTATTTTATTTTCTGAGGATGTAACTTTTCACGCTCATTTACAATAAAATGTTTTCCACATATTATACAACAAACATCAAAATCCTTAAAATTACCAAATCTTTTAATGGCTTTAATTGTATTCTGGTGCTTGTTTTGACAAGTAACATTACAATATTTATTTTTAATTTCTTCACCACAGCATAAACATGTATTCATGATAATATTTCATCATAAATACTACGGAGATTAGAATCGAACCATAATTTCAAAGAACAAAATTAATAAAAATGGAGTTTTGTGAAAACTCCATGAAAACTTATAAGGTAAAAAGGATAATTCGTTTGTCATTTTTGTTTTGAACAATGATGGAGTTGAACCACCGACTTTCTGCTTTGAATGCGGACACTCATACCAACTGAGTTAATTGCTTACTGTAATAACAAACCGTTTCCTTTTTTATTTTAAATCTTACAAAGAACATTTATCATTCCTGACGATGCAAAGTAAATACATGTTTTTTTAATATGCAAGTATTTTTCGAAAAAAATTAAAAAAAATTTTTACAATCGTCTGGGAATATAAATACAATATAGTTTACAAAAAGTTACTATTTTTTATAAAAAAATTTAATCATCTGCCTTAACCTTTTGACTCTTAGCCATTTTCGCTAACATATCAAAGACATTTTTATTTGCTTTTGATGCAGAATCTGGATCATCAAAGTCTTTTTCAGATACAAAAATATTTTTATTTTTTTCTTCATTTATTGTATTTACTACAGTTTTTTCTTCAATTTTTGGCTTTTCAGTTTGCTTAATAACATCGATTTTTACTTCAATTTCATTCGTAAGTACATTTTCAGTCTTTCCACTCCAATCCAATAATGGTTCTTTTACACCATCACTTACTCCCTCATTTACACCATCAATTACACCATCAACTTTTTCAATTGGTATGTCTTCTTCAAGTTCAAATTTATCTTCAATCTTTGCTTTTACAGTATATATGGGTTCATCTTCAGGTGGAGTATAATGGTGGTTGCCAAGGTCTACTACAATAGCACCCTCAGTTGCACCCTCAACTGCTCCCTCATTTACACCATCATTTTCAGTTTTTGGTATTTCAGTAGGATTATTTTCAAGATATTTTTTTAACATATCATTTTGTAAGGCATCTTTAAATTGATCTTCTTCTTTGGCATCCAATGCTTGTGAAGCTGCAATATGTATTAAATTTATACCTGCTGCCTTATCTTCAAGTTTATTTATTTCTTCTTCACCATATTTTTTCAATTTACTATTTCTATTACCCACATATCTATCATCTTTAATAATGATCTCCATAGTATCGTTATTGAAAATACAGTCCTTAAATATCTGACCATCCTGTGCAAACCTTGCTTTAATAATCTTAATACTTGCAAGACTTGCTTCCTTTTGATCGGGAGTTTTAGCGACTGACATGAAGAAATGTGCCTTTTGCACCCTCTTAATGTTACCACCTGCTTGATGTGCTTCAACAAGTTCAGCATCAAAGCCACTACGATTGCTCTGAATAGCAGACCAACATGGTATATCCAGATCACTTGCAAGTGCTTCAAAGGATTTAACAATAACAAGTTCTGCTTCATTTCTATCTGCAGTTCTTTTATGTGATTCCAAGCAGTCGAGATAGTCGAGTACTACAATATCATACTTGAATCCCCATTTCTTCTGTTCTCTAAGTATGAAATTTTTCACATCTTTCATTGTAGTATCTTCCTGACTGAACTTCTTGATAGTCAATCTTCCTGGTCCTAATAGTTGAATATGTGCATTTGATTTTTGAAGTGCCAATATATTATTTTCATCAAGACAACTCAATGGAATTCCAGTCCAAATAGTAACATGCTTTCTCTGTATCTGTTCCTTTGTGTCTTCAAAAATAATCTGAAGTACATTTTTATTGTTTTCACGAGCAGTATTAGCTATTTTAGTTAATAATGTAGTTTTACCTACTCCCGATGGAGTTAAGATCAATCCCATTTCACCTTTACCTAATCCACCACCACTTAATTCATCTAAAACCTTAACACCTGTCGGTATTGTTTCTCTAAATTCTCTTCTCAATGCTTTTTCGAGACCTTCAATAACATCACTACCACAATCTTCATCATTACCTATTATAGCAATCTTTTGAAATTTTTCCTCTATTTCGCCAATGACCTTTTTGTTTTTCATTTCGCCATTCTTGGTCTTGACGAGAATACCTTCCGCTAATTTACGATATTCTTGTTGTTTAATAAATTCATTGGTTGATTTTTGAACCACTTCACCATCATGCATCAATGATTTATTAAGAATCCTTTCATTAAATAATTCAATACGTTTAACTACTGCAAAGAGAGATTCTTCTTCAATGACATTGTGTGGTGTTTTAAATTCATTTATTGCTTGATGTATGCTTTGATTTTGAAGATTTGGAACTTTTTCGTATATCCTGAAATATTCTAATATAATAAGAAACAATCTTTTAAGATTTGGATCATCGAAATATTCTACGGCTAAATTAGGTAATGCCTTTTCGGCATATTCTGGTTCAACCAGTAATTGCCACATTAATTTTTGTTGAAATTCAGGACCTTTGTATGATGTTAAGGTATATTCGGTTGTTTCGCTCATAAATATTTAGGATATTAAAAAAGGGTGGTTATTGGCAACATGAAAAAACTAAGAAAACCCAAAAAACAACATCTATTAAACCAATACCCAATAACCACCCAATGTGATTATCAATGCTTAGTTCTTATGAATCTTTCTAAGCATTTCTTCTCTTTTGGAAGGAGAAAGTTCCCTGATTTGATTGATTGACAATCCTCTGACGTTGATAAGATCATAATCGTCCCACATATTCTTCTCGTCACTACTTAGAATTTTTTGACGAATTGCGTTACTGATATCTATTACTGCTTCAACAACGTCAAGTGAATATCTTGCAACCGGATTAAATCCATCAACATAAAAAATTCTTTCTACAATCGGATTCTCATTGATGTAAAATCCAATTTTACATTCAACACCACGAATAGTTTTTTCTTCGTTTGTAAATGTATCGACAACTTGTTGTACAACCGACTGCGGATTGTATCTTAAGTCATTTCTGATTTGCTGTGGATACGATTCAATGATGTTCTGATTGTAATGATATAAATCATAGATAACTCTTTCAGAATTTTGATCATCAGGATTAATCAATCCTGCATCATATAAAATATCATATTTTTTCTTGGAGAGAGTTTTTTGCAATTTTGTGATTGCTCGTGGAAGAATATCCCTTATGTCTATGGAATATCTCGTAAAAGGATTGAATTTGTCTGCATCGAATATCTTTTCACATAATAGTACTTTGCCCTGATATAAAGCAAATCTAAATGTATTGTTATATTCCTTTTCGCTCATGTTATTTATTTTTAAATTGTTAATACTATCGATACAAATATAATCTGAATTGACCAAAGATGAAAGACTTTTTTAAGATTTACGCCTATTATTTTTATAATATTCGTTAAGTACTTGTTTTTCATTCATTATAACGGTATAGAAAGGTTCAACGTAGCTGACAAAACTGCTGCCATAGATGGTTAAAAATTCATCTTCCATCATCATTTTCGTCAGATTAACACTTCCTCTGTTAGTTGGTTCTAATGGCATTTCAAGTTGCAGGAGTTCTTCCCGTGCCAGATCGTTTAAAAATGGTTCTCTTAAATTAACTAATTGGTAATTAGTTTTTAGTCTATCAATGTTACTTAATAGGTTCTCAAAAATCTTTAATGGCTTCAGTTTGTTGGCGATTCTTTGTTTATTTAATTCATCTGCTTTCCTGCAGATTTCTTTAACAGTAAATGGTTTAAATTTTAAATCGGGAAAATATTTTAGCAGTATGTCTTCTTTAATGCCTTGAATACCTTTAACATTATCACTGACATCACCACCGATTATTTTTATTATCAATGCATTTGAAAAATGATGATTGAAATGAAAGAAATAATTAGTTCTATTAATTGGTGCTTCAATGTTTCCGAATAAAATAGTTATATTCAGGTCCAGTAATTGAGAAAAGTCCCTGTCGTTGGTGAATATGAATATCTCTTCCTTATTATTGTATTGTATGCAATATGCTGCAATTAAATCATCTGCTTCGATTTCATCGACTTCAATTTGCCTTAGAAATAGTTCTTCAGCATATGCTTTGATCCTCTGTCTTTGTTTTAAAAGGGATTCTTCCTTGTCCTTCTCTCTGCGAATTTCCGCATCAGTCAATTCAATTTTATGATGCCAATCTTTATTTTTATGGTTGGCTTTGTACGCAGAATCAATGCGATATCGAAAGATACCACCGTTTTGACCATCCCAGACTAAAACGACTTTATTGATTTTATGTTCTTTAATCAACTTACGTACAGTTGTAAGAAAAGAATATAAACCACCAATATGACCAAACTTACTGGTACTTACATCCTTTGCTCCGTTGAATGACCTTTTCAAAAGATAGGAAGAATCCACTAACAAAGTTCTTGTTCTCATTCTTCTTCTACGACACTGTTTTTACTTCTTTCAATAATTGTTTCTTCGAATGAAACATTTCCTTCTGCATCCATTGGTTTGGATTGAAATGTTATGTCATCAGCATTAATGTCGGCATCTTTGAATCTATTACGGAAATACAAAATGTTTTTCTTTTTATATTCATCAATACTTCCTTCATCACCATATACAAATCCGTGTGGTGTTGACATTATTTTACCTTCCAATGAAATTCCACCCCATTCTCCGTCAATATGGTTTTTTGCGATATTAACTTTGTTGCTAAAACCAAAATTAAGAGCACGACCTTTACTTGTAGCAGTTTCTCTTGCTGTTCCATGAGTAAGAATACCACCAAAATGATATATAAGTCTTGAACCTGAGAAAAATGTTTCACCACCTTTATGTTTTATGACCTTATTCATTGAATCATACCAAACTTTTTGTACTGCGCCAATAGTATTAGTATATGGACTGTCTATTCTTCTGCTGTTAGGAATTGTGTTATTTAACATTGACAGAAATGCTTTTTCATATGCTCCAGCATTCCACATGTTGTTATCACTCTCATTCTTTTCTAATGCATTGATTGTCTTAATGCAATTCAGTGTTCCAATTGAATCTATTCCAAAATAAATATCAAATGGCAATTCACCTGCTGCTTGCTGATCTAAGAAATAATACATTGCTTTTGCCAAGTCTTCTATACTTGCTTCATTTCTGGTCTTATCTTGTTTCTTGCCGAAATTTTCAAGAAGATATTTATTGTTGACCAAAATATAATCTTTATTCCAATCAAAACCCATCAGAGTTAATCTTTTATTTCCGATGTCAATGTTGTTTTCAGTATCAATAATAATTGGTAAGTCACCCATTTTCTGTGCATTAACAATTGCACGCATTACTGCTGTTGATTTACCAGTATTTGAATATCCACGAAATAATGTAACATATCCTTTAGGAACTCCGGGCATGCCAGTTGCTTGTTTTAATCCATTATCAATTGGAATCCATGTAAGCGGTTTAGATGGAATATCTTGAGTACCACTTTTTTTCTTAAAGTTTTCTAATGAAAACGTTTTCTTTGCGGTAGGTTTCCTTACAGGAGCATTTGAAGGAACTTCAGTTTCTTTTGCCATGTTTGAAATTATTTAATATAATAATTTTATTTTTTCAATAAACTCCAAATGTTTTTCTTTGGAATCTAATACTTCATCATTTTTTGTTGTAAATATTAACGTTTCTTTATTTAAGATCAAGTATCTATGAATAAATCTATGAAACTTTTTATCTAAAATAATTACATCCTCAATTAAAGCATAATTCCAATGATGAATATTTTTATCTGAAGGTAAATTTAAATTACGAGAAAGATTTTTATAAATACCATTTATATATGGTTTTAATTTCTTTTGTTCACCTTGTATTTCACCATAATTTAAACGGTGATATCTCTCTATACTTCTTAATCGTTCCCTCTCACACCATTCTTCAGAATTCTTTCGTAATGCCTTTTCTCTAATGTCTGCTACTTCTTTACAACATTCTTTGCATTTATTTAAATGCCCATCCCGCATTTTGGGATGGGCATAAAAATCATTCAATTCTTTATCAATGCCACATCTGATGCATTTCTTCATGATAATTAATTGATTATCAATTACATCCTAAAATGGCAAATCGTCATAATCTGTTGGCGGTGGAGCATCTTCCTGATCCACTTGCGCTACCGGAGCATTTGCTTTTGCGGTAATATCAACAGCATCTTCCTGATATGTACCAACTGATTTTGCTGTTATGTTACTAACAGTTACTATCGGTTCATCATAATCAACATCAGATGCCTGTTCGAAATCTTCATCATCCGCATCAAGATTTGCTTTACGGGTATTTGCTTGCGCTTCCAAATCAGGGCGACCTGGATATACCCAATGCTTGTTGTTTGAATCTGTAT